GGGCACGCTGCAAGACTGCGACGAATACGACCGGGTAGAAATGATAGCCGCCAAAGTGAGCGCATCATTATCGGTCGCCGTCAAAAGAGAAAACAGCTACGAGTTTGAATTGCAAAACCGGCTTGAAGCGAGCGAACAAGATGAGATCGGAAACCTTGAACAGTTTGAACCCGGACGCTTTCACTACTTAGAGCCAGGCGAAGATATCAATGTGATCAGCAGCAACGGCAGACCCAACGTAGACGGAATACAATGGGTCAGTTATTTATTAAGAAAAGCCGGAAGCGCCGTAGGCATTCCCTTAGAATTTTTATTGATGGAGATCGGAGGCAGCTCGTTCTCCGCATCCCAGGGCGTGGTTCTCCAATACCAACAAACCATAGAATCATACCAAAGCGACATCATCCGAGTGATGAACCGCTTGTATCGCCGGTGGCTTGGACAAAAGATGGCGGACGGCTTGATTGAACCAGGCGAGGCACCTACTCCATTCAAATGCAGATGGCAGCGCCCGGCATTTCGATGGATCAACAAGGCAGCACAAGTTAAAGCCGACATGGAATACTTCAGAGCCGGTGCCATGTCCCTGGACGACATAACGGCACCATTTGGATACACCGCAGAGGATGTTTTGACCAGGAAAGCGCAAAACATAAAAAAGGCAAAACAGATCGCCCAGGCAAACGACCTGGAATGGAAGGAACTCATTAATCCATTCCCAACAAGCGTAAGCGGAAGCTACGGAGAAGTGATCACCGGAGAAAGTGAATAATGCCATTAAGCGACCAGGTCAGCAAAAGGGTAGAAAAATCCTTGCAAACAAAACTCAAAGCGCACCGGGAAAAAGTTGGCGACGACAAGCGCAAACAAACAACTCTGCGAAAACTTAAAATTTGCTTCAACCGAGGCATTGGCGCCTACCGAAACAACCCATCAAGTGTGCGCCCAACCGTTACATCACCGGAACAATGGGCGCAAGCGCGAGTAAACTCATTTCTATACGCGCTCAGAAATCTAAGATACCGAAGCGGAAAGCACGACACGGACCTGCTCCCAAAATCGCATCCACAAGCCGGAAAAGAGAAGAAGGCGTCCAAGTTTAAAAGTTACCCAGACGGAGAAACGATACCGGAAGCATTACCGGAAGCATACCGCCCAGCAGCCAAAGACGGAGAAACGAAAGGTCAAGCATGCATCAATTGCTCCTTTTACGCCGAAGATCACAAGAGCGACGATGAAGTGCATAGATTCTACTGCACCAAGTGGAAAGCACAAATACGACCGCAATATTGGTGCGCAGCATGGAAGGCGATGAAAATAGCTCAAAAATTTGAAAGAACATATAACGACTATCCGCAGACCGCCACAGACAACGCAAAAAAAGTATTAAGATGGAGAGACGAACACCCGGATGAAATCAAAGGCATGACAGCAATAGGATGGCGCCGCGCCGGGCAACTTGCCAGGCGTGAAAAGTTATCCAGGAACACCATAGCAAGAATGGCATCATTTAAGCGCCATCAGAAAAACGCAGAGATTGATCCTAAGTTTGAAGGCACTCCCTGGAAGGACGCCGGCTATGTTGCATGGCTAGGATGGGGAGGCACCACCGGCGTAAATTGGGCAATCAGAAAGTTAGAACAAATTGACAAAGAGGCGAAAAGTAAGATGGAGAAAAAATTTGCATTCGGAGTAGTTGGCATGGAGAAAACCAACGTGGACCGTGAAAACGGAATCATGGAAGGCGTTTCGTTAATTTCAGAAGGACCGGCGCTAGGGCATGGATTATTCGTGGACAGCAAATCAATCGAAACAATTGATGATCAACTAGATGATACAAAACTGCCGGCTTACATTACACACCGAGGCGCACTATTTGAAGATCGCCTAACGCGAGAGATCGGGATGTTCAGAAACTTCAGAATCCAGGACGACCGACTCATGGGAGACTTTGAAGCGTTTGAATCCTTCCGGGAAGATGATAATAAAAAATTCAATCGACTTTTTGAAATGGCGGAAAAGATACCGGAACGATTTGGTCTCAGTATTGTATTCTCCGCCACAAGCGCATGGGCGACACCAGACGGCGACGTGCCAATGGGACGATTCCCAAACAACGACAGCGACCGGCTATACGACGAAAAGAATCCGCCCGAAGATGCGCTATTTGAATTTCCATCCATTCGCGTGGAAGAAGTAACAAGTGCAGACTTTGTGGATTCCCCGGCGGCAAACCAACGAGGACTATTCGCAAAAATTGACAACCAACCAGTATACAAGATGACAAAAGCAGAACTTATAAAAAAGAACGAAGAGCTTGAAGCCGAAATGGCAGAGCTTGCCGAATGCGTCGAGCAATTCACACAGGCAGCAAAACTTTCTGAGGACGAGGACAAAGAACTAGGCGGTCACGAAGATGACGAACTAGGCGGTCACGAAGATGAAGAAGAAAAAGCAGCCGCCGAAGCGCTCGAAGAAGAAAACGCCAAACTCAAATCTGAAATCGAAGAGTTAAAACAAAAACTTGCCGAAGATGAAGAAAAGATGGCTGAACTACAATCCGAACTAGACGGTCACAAGGAAGAAGAGATGAAGAAGGACGAGGAACTAGCCGAAGCCACATCTCAACTGAGCGCAAAAAATGATGAAATTTCTACAAAGGAAAACCGCATCATTGAACTGCAAGCAATTGTGAAGGGCAGCGAAGCGGTCAAATTCTCAAAAGAAGATGGCGACTACAGCCCATCGCAAAGCAGCAGAGCGCAACTCATCGCACAATATGCGAAGGACCACAAAATCTCAGAATTTTCTGCGACCTTGAAACTAGCGAAAGACAAACCCGAACTATTTAATATATAACCACTACAAATCATGGCAACTTCTACAATCATAGAAAACACACAGCGCACATTTGTCGCTACTGCTAGTATTGGAGCCTTCCTTCTTACCAAAATCGGTAACGACGGAACAGTAGCCCTCGCAGCAGACTCAGCATCCGAAGCACAAATCGGATTCACATCACGCGCCGCAGACGCCGGCGAAGCCACACCCATCGTTCTATTGAACGGCGGCGGCACAGCTTTAGCTACTCTTAGCTCCACAGTAACCAACGCCGGCACAGCAGTATATGCAGTCGCATCCGGCAAGGTTGCAGCAACAGCAACAACATCCTCCGCGGTTCTTGGCTACACAGTAGACGCAGGCGGCGCAGCCGATGACGTTGTTGAAATCATTCTTGCTTAACTTTTAACACTTAAAAAATCATGAGCTTATCAACATCAAGCAACTTTAATCCAGTATTATCTGAAGCGCTAAACAAGATCGGTGAAAACCGCTTCGTTGGCACACAGATCCTACCGGTCCGCGACGTTTCCACGAAGGTCGGCGAATACCCAGTATTCACAACTGATCAATTTGACAACAACTCATCCAAGGAACGCGCAGCCGGCAGCCTTTTCCCACGCCAGGACTTCTCATACGGCAAGCAAAGCTATTCATGCAAACAATATGCACTTGAAGGCGTATTGCCCGACGAAGATGAAACAAAGGCGGACGACAACGGCATCAGCGATGCCGCAGCAGCCATTGCACAAAAGCTACAGCGCGACCTTATGGTCGGTCACGAACTACGCGTGGCAGCAGCTCTCAAGGCAGCAAACATCACAGGAACAGCACAAACCGGTGGCAAAATGAATGTCGCCACAGCGAAGCCAATTGAATCAATTCAAAACGCGGTCCAAAGATTGAACGCCCACGGGTTCTACGATAACCTAAAATTGATTATTGAAGTTTCTCTTTTTAATGGGCTGCTCAATACAGACGACGCTCGCGGAATCTTCAACGGCAACGGCGAATACACAAACCGCCAGGTCTTACTTGACGCTTTCGGAGTGGAAGAAATCATCATTTGCCCAACTCGCTACAACAGCGCACAAAAAGGACAAACATCAAGCCGCGCCAAGATTTGGGAGACCGACGCATACTACGTTGCACAAGTAACCGGTGGTGACTTTGCCAACGGCGGATTTGGACGCACATTGTCCTATTGTCCGGACGGCGGAGTTTTCAAAGCCGAAACA